ACGGCATGACTGATAAAGGTTATGAAATAAAATCATTTGCTACTGACCCATTTGCGCTTAAAGAAAGAACAGATTTTGCTTTTAATGCAATGCGCGATATAATTAATAAAGAATATATTGAGCAAATGAATGCGGCTACAGGGCAAAATTTTTACGCTTCTGCCCAACCCGATAAGCTACCAGCATCGCGAGACGAACTAGATCTTTATTTACAATTAAACTATAAGCAAAGTGTTGAAATAGCAGAAGAAGAAATAATTAAAAATGTTTTTTCTTTTAATAAATATGACGATATACAAAGACGCATAGCTTATGATTTAGCTGTGTTAGGTATTGGTGTATCTAAAACTAGCTTTAATTTTTCAGAGGGTATTACGGTTGATTACGTAGATCCAGCTTCAGTGGTATATTCTTATACAGAAGATCCAAACTTTGAGGACATATACTATGTAGGCGAAGTAAAAAACTTAAGTCTTTCAGAAGTAAAAAGATTATATCCTCAACTTACAGATGATGATCTTAAAGAAATACAAAAATACAAAGGACCCACTAACTATAGTAATTATGTAAGAAATTATGGAGGGCAAAATGATGATAACTTAGTTTCAATATTATTTTTTGAATATAAAACGTATACAAATCAAGTATTTAAATTAAAAAATACTGATCAGGGATTAGAAAAAATATTAGAAAAAGATGACACTTTTGATCCACCAGAAAATGATAACTTTAGTAAAGTATCTAGAAGTATAGAGGTATTATATACAGGGGCAAAAGTTATGGGTATGAGTAAAATTATAGATTGGAAAATGGCAGAAAATATGACTCGGCCTAATTCTGATGTTACTAAAGTAAACATGAATTACTCTATATGCGCGCCTAGAATGTACAAAGGGCGTATAGATTCTATCGTAAGTAGAATTACAAGCTTTGCTGATATGATTCAACTAACTCATTTAAAATTACAGCAGGTATTATCAAGAGTTGTTCCGGATGGGGTTTATTTAGATATGGATGGTCTTGCTGAAGTTGATTTAGGTAATGGCACAAATTATAATCCTGCAGAAGCATTAAACATGTATTTCCAAACGGGAAGTATTGTTGGAAGATCTTTAACTCAAGATGGTGATTTAAATAGAGGCAAAGTGCCTATTCAAGAATTGCAGTCATCAAGCGGTATGGCTAAAATACAATCCTTAATATCTACTTATCAATATTATTTGCAAATGATAAGAGATGTTACGGGCTTAAACGAAGCTGTTGACGGAAGCACTCCTGATAAAAATGCCTTGGTTGGTTTACAAAAAATGGCGGCTGCTAATTCGAATGTAGCCACAAGGCATATATTAAAAGCTTTAATGTACATAACCATTAAAATAGCTGAAAATGTAAGTCTTCGCGCTAATGATGCTCTACAATTCCCATTAACAAAAGATGCATTACTTAATAGTATTAATACATTTAATGTTAATACACTTGAGGAAATGGAAAAAGTAGCTATGCATGATTTTGGTATATTTTTAGAATTAGAACCTGATGAGGAGGAAAAAGCTAAACTTGAACAAAACATACAAGTTGCCTTACAATCAGGAGGAATAGATTTAGATGATGCTATTGATGTTAGACAAATATCAAATTTAAAATTAGCTAATCAATTATTAAAACTTAAAAGAAAAGAAAAAGGAGCTCGAGATCAACAGGCTGCTCAGGCTAATATTCAAGCTCAAGCACAGGCCAACGCGCAAGCTTCTGAAGCAGCGGCAATGGCTGAAGTACAAAAACAACAGGCTTTAGCAGAAACAAAAGTTCAAATTGAAAAAGCTAAATCAGATTTTGAAATTACTAGAATGGAGCAAGAAGCATTAATTAAGAAACAATTAATGGCAGAAGAATTTAGTTATAATATGCAACTAGCTCAAATACAAGCGTCTGCAGCAACAAAAAAAGAACAAGAAATAGAAGATAGGAAAGATAAGCGTGTAAAAATACAAGGTACACAACAATCTGAACTTATCGATCAAAGAAAAAATGATTTATTACCTAAAGATTTTGAATCAGCAGGTAATGATAATTTAAGTGGCTTTGGCTTAGAACAATTTGAGCCAAGGTAAATTTTATTAATTAATTTTATATTATCATATTATGTCAACAGAAGTAAAACAAGAAGGAGATTTTAAAATTAAAAAAAGAACTCCAAAAAAATTAGCAGGTGAGCAAGACATTATTAAAGTTGATCTTTCTAAACCTCCAGTAGAAATTAAAAAAGAAGAAGATGCCGTTAAAAAGCCAAGCACAAAGAAAGTGGATGTACATGAATCATCCGGAGATGGCAAAGAGGTGGGAAAAGGAAACGCCGAAGAACAAGTCATTGCCGAAAAAACTGAAGAAAAATTAGTAGAAGAATCTCCAATACAAATTATTGAAGATGAAGAGAATAATTCTGAAGAGACAGGAGTGGATGGAAGCAATGAGGCTCCCTCTGCCCCATCGGAACAAAAAGAAGTATTACAGGAAACAAAAGCACAAGAGCTTCCAGAAGGAGTAGATAAGCTTATAAAGTTTATGGAAGAAACGGGTGGCACTGTTGAAGATTATGCTAGACTTAACGCAGACTATTCGGATGTAGACAATAATACATTGTTAAGAGAATATTATAAAACAAGTAAACCTCATTTAGATTCAGAAGACGTAAATCTATTATTAGAAGATTTTACATGGGATGAAGAAATAGATGAGGATAGAGACATACGCAAGAAAAAAATAGCGTATAAAGAAGAAGTTGCAAAAGCCAAAAACTTTTTAGAGCAAACTAAGAGTAAATATTACGAGGAAATTAAACTAAGGCCTGGTACTACTCAAGAGCAACAAAAAGCGACTGACTTTTTTAACCGATACAATGAAGAGCAAAAGCGTAATGACGCAGTTCGAGAAGGATTCATTAATACAACTAAAGATTATTTTTCTAATGATTTCAAAGGTTTTGATTTTAAATTAGGAGAAAAGAAAGTTAGATATGGTATTAAAGATCCAGAATCAACTGCTGATAATCAAAAAGATCTTACAGACTTCGTCGGGACGTTCCTAGGCAAAGATGGTCAAATGAAAGATCCAGCTGGTTATCATAAAGCGATTTATGCCGCCCGCAATGCCGATACTATGGCAACACATTTCTACGAGCAAGGCCGTGCCGATGCTATTAAAGAACAAGTTGCTAAAACCAAAAACATAACTACTGAACCAAGGCAGACTGCCCCGGGCGATGTATTTGTTAATGGATTAAAAGTAAAAGCTATTAGCGGACTAGATTCTTCAAAACTTAAAATTAGAACAAAAAAATTTAACAATTAAAATTTAAAGAATGGCAAATGTAGTACCCTCGTTTGGGTCAATTAAACCTAGTCAGAAACAACAAGTTCTGTCTACAAATTATCTGCAATTTACAGATAAAGCTGGCGACGATTTTTCAGATTTCGCAGCACAATATCTTCCTGAGATCTACGAACAAGAAGTAGAGCGATATGGAAACCGAACTCTTTCTGGATTTCTACGTATGGTAGGAGCAGAAATGCCTATGACTTCTGATCAAGTAATTTGGTCAGAACAAAATAGATTGCACATTGCATATAATGACGTAACTAAAGCTAGCGCAACAACTTTAACTTTTGTACTTAATGCAACTGCTGGTGCTAACTTCGTTGATAATGCAATTTCTATCAACCAAACTATTGTAGTATTGAATCCTACTACTGGAGCTGAAGTAAAAGCTTTAGTAACCAATAGTGTAGATACATCTGCTACTTTGGCGACAATTACTGTAGCTACATATACTGGAGCTGATCTTGCTGCTACGTTTGGTGCTGGAGCCCCTACAAATCTTAAAATATTTGTATATGGTTCTGAATATAGAAAAGGGACTGGAGATGCTGACATTAGAAGCGTAACCCCATCTTTCACTCAATTTAACAATTCACCAATTATTATTAAAGAAAAGTATGTGGTCAATGGATCAGATATGGCTCAGATTGGTTGGGTTGAAGTTGCTACTGAGGATGGAACATCTGGATACCTATGGTATTTGAAAGCTGAGTCTGAAACTCGTTTGAGATTTGAGGATTATCTTGAAATGTCTATGGTTGAAGGTGAAAAAGCTGCTGCAGGTTCTGGAGTTGCTGGTATTGCTGCTGACTATGGCGGAACTGAAGGTCTTTTTGCTGCTATCAATGCTAGAGGTAATGTACTAAATAACTTTAGTGCTGCTGCTGGTCTTGGTGAATTTGACAGCATTCTTAAAAATCTTGATACTCAAGGTGCTATTGAAGAGAACATGCTTTTCTTAAATAGAAAAACTTCTTTGGATTTTGATGATATGCTAGGTGCTATTTCTTCCGGTATTGGAGGAGGTACTGCTTTTGGTTTATTTGAAAACTCTGAAGAAATGGCTTTGAATCTTGGTTTCTCAGGATTTAGAAGAGGTTCTTATGACTTTTATAAAACTGACTGGAAATATCTTAATGACGCTTCAACTAGAGGTGGAGTAGCTGTTTCAGCAATTGATGGAGTTCTTATTCCTGCTGGTACATCAACTGTATACGATCAAATCTTAGGTTCTAATATTCGTAGACCTTTCTTGCACGTTCGTTACAGAGCTTCACAAACTGAAGATAGAAGAATGAAATCTTGGATCACTGGATCTGCTGGAGGTGCTTATACTTCTGACATTGACTCTATGGATGTTCACTTTTTGTCTGAAAGATGTTTATGTGTACAAGGTGCTAACAATTTCGTATTGTTTACTGCATCATAATTTTTCTGATATTAATTACCTCCGCTTAATCGCGGGGGTAGTTTTTATCTTTTTTTAATTATTTAATTTTATTATATCATGGCTAAAAAAGCTACTCAAGCAGTAAAAGATATTGAGGTTGCACCTCAAGTAGTTGAAACAAAAGAAGTTGCAAAACCTGCGGCTAAAGTATCAACACCTAAAAAACCACAATGGGAAATTAAAGACAGAACATATTTATTAAACGGTCTTAAAACCCCATTAACATATACTATAGCATCTCGTCACACAGGACGTTATCCTTTATTATGGTTTGATAAAGAAAAAAATGAACAAAGAGAATTAAGGTATGCAACTAATCAAAACTCGCCTTTAGTTGATGAACAATCGGGTGAAGCAACATTAGGGCATATTGTTTTTAGGGATGGCACATTAACCGTAACTAAGGAAAAACAAAATTTGCAAAGATTATTATCTCTTTATCATCCAATGAAAGGAGTAAAATATAACGAATTTAATCCTGTAGAAGAAGCTGTAGACGATTTAGAAACTATTGAATATATAATTGAGGCATTAAATGTAGCAAGAGATATGGATATAGATCAGGCTGAGGCTATTTTAAGAGTTGAAGTTGGTTCTAAGGTATCTGACATGAGTTCTAAAGAGATTAAAAGAGATCTTTTAATATTTGCTAAAGAAAACGCTCAACTATTCTTAGAATTGGCTAATGACGAAAATGTGCAATTAAGAAATGTAGCTATTAACGCTACCGAATTGGGCCTTTTAAATTTATCACAAGATCAAAGAACTTTTGCATGGGCTAAAACAGGAAGGAAAATAATGAATGTTCCTTTTGATGAAAACCCATATTCTGCTATGGCTGCATTCTTTAAAACAGATGAAGGCATAGAAGTTTACAAATCTATAGAGAAAAAACTTCTATAACGTGTAATATTTATAATATGTAGAGCCGTCATTTGGCGGCTTTACTATTATATAACAAAAAACAAAAATGGCAATAAACGTAAATACTGTATATCAAACAGTGTTGTCTATTTTAAATAAAGAACAAAGGGGGTATATAACGCCTGATGAATTTAACAAAGTAGGGACACAAGTTCAACTTGAAATATTTGAAAAATATTTTGAAGATTTAAATCAACAAGCTAGAGTTCCTCAGAGCGATTTAAACTACGCTGATAGATTAGAAAATATAGATGAAAAAGTAGCTATATTTAAAACGTTTGGGAATGCTTCTTATAATGCTACATCATCTACACCTACTAACTATTTTACTTTGCCTACGACTGATTCTTATGGTAGAAATGTTACATTTTACAGATTAGGAGAAGTAACATACAACAATGAAGTTTTAATTCAAAGACTTCAAAGAAATGATTTTTATACTTCAGAAAAATCTAAATTAACAAAAGCAACAACAACATTCCCTACGTATTTGTATGAGAATAATTATTTGTTTGTAAAACCAAATACCATACAAGATAATGTACAAGTAGAGTTTATAAGAAAGCCTTCAAGTATTATATGGGGTTTTACAGTAGGTACTTTGGGACAATATATATATAATGAACTTGCGTACAGTGAAACAGATCAGCCAACAGGTTCTGTAGATTTTGAAATTCATGAAAGCGAGCAGACTGAAGTTATATTAAGAATATTACAATATTCAGGAATTATAATAAGAGATCCTCAAATAATTCAATCCGCCGCTCAACAAGTGCAAATGGATGAAATAAATAAAAAAAGTTAATAAGCTATGGCAAAACCTAATGGTGGTTTAATACAAGAAACCAATGCGCAATATTATGCTGGAGCACAATCATTTTTAGCAGACGGAAATATTAATACTTTCACAACTACTTTTAATACAAATTTAGTTTTTGGTAGTTATGATCCTACTAATAAAAATTATGGACAAAATAATTTTAAATTATATACTAGTACTACCGGCGTAGCTGGTTCTTATACTGAATATATACAACCTTATTCTGTTTTAAGTAATACTATTACTATTCCGGCCACTCCTGCGGCAAATTTAGTTATAGTAGTGCAATTAAAAATATTAACTGGCGGTAATTATGGTAATGAAGATGCATACGGGAATGTAGTAGAAAAAAATTATGGGGAGTATGCTTATATAAAGGTATCTGAATTAGTAACTAATTTTTTAGTTGGTTATGTAGGTAATGGTAAAATTATTCAAAACGTAAAAAGAACAGATGTGATATTTCATGTTAAACGTGCGTTGCAAGAATTTAGTTATGATACTTTGCCAAGCATAAAATCTCAAGAAGCAACTATTCCCCCAAACTTGTCTATACCTATTCCACAAGATTATGTTAATTATGTAAAAATGTCATGGGTAGATCAACTTGGTGTTAAACATATTATATATCCTACAACATTAACTTCAAATCCAGACAGTTTGTTGCCTCAAGATTTTCAAGGAGTACCTGTTCAAGATAATTTTGATGAAGATTTAGAAGCAACATCACTTACTGAAGCTAGATGGGATTCTGCAAATGATAGAATAATAAACGGCAATTTAAATTCAAAAGACATAGCAAGTGGCATATATCCTGGAACTTGGTATGGATTTGGTTTTGAAGGAAGAGCTGGGGAAAGATATGGATTAAATCCGGAAACATCTCAAAAAAATGGATGGTTTACTATGAATCATAGGGAGGGCAAAATATCTTTTTCAAGTGATTTAAGAGACGCTTTAATAATATTTGAGTATATATCTGACGGGCTTGCTTATGATCAAGATATGAAAGTACCTAAAATGGCAGAAGAAGCTGTTTATTCTTATGTAAATCATGCTGTTTTATCTACAAAAATAAATACTCCTGAATATATAGTAAATAGATACAAAAAAGAAAAAAGTGCTAAGCTCAGAAATGCTAAAATTAGATTATCTAATATTAAATTAGATGAAATAGTGCAAGTAATGAGAAATAAATCTAAATGGATTAAAAGTTAAATAAATGGCAGAAGTTAAAAATGCTTTTATAAAGTCTAAAATGAATTTAGATCTTGATGCTAGATTAGTACCTCAAGGCGAATACAGACAGGGCGTAAATATACAAGTTAGTAAATCCGAAGGAGACGATGTTGGGGCATTAGAAAATGTATTAGGAAATGAAAGCTTAGAAAATTTTAAAGCTTTACATCCTGGACAAAACAATTTGCAAATAATAGGATACATTTCAAACCCTGTTAATAATTCATTTTACTTTTTTTTAACTGATTATACAGACTTAGGCTTTCCGACTCAAACCTCATATAACACGGAAGCAGGGAATTACATATATAGTTATAATGCTTTAGATAATTCTACTACTTTATTGGTACAAGGATCTTTTTTAAATTTTTCAACAACTAACCCTATTTATGGAATTAATATAGTTGAAAATTTATTGTTTTGGACAGACAATAGAAATCAGCCTAGAAAAATAAATATAACTTATAAGCCTGGCTATTACACTACAGAAGACCATGTTTCAGTAGCTAAATTTGCTCCTTACGAAGCAATTAATTTATATAAAGAAAGTTCAACTTCAGGTGTTTACGAATCATCTCTTCAAGATGTAATTAGCCCTACGTTGCCAGATCCCGCTGTTGTAAATCCATATATAGATGAAGCATATCCAGGAGATCCTAATTTTTTAGAAGATAAATTTGTAAGATTTAGTTACAGATTTAAATTTGATGATAATGAATATTCCGTGCTTGCTCCATTTACTCAAGAATGTTTTATACCAAAACAAGATGGGTATTTTATGGACGGAGATCAAGAATCTACATATAGAAGTACAATAGTACAGTTTATGGAAAATAAAGTAAATAAAATTACTTTAAGTATTCCATTGCCAACAGATTTAAGTGGCAACACAATAACAGGTGCTTCATTAAGTAATAGTCTTAAAGTTAGTGAAATTGATATTGTATATAAAGAATCAGATGCTACATCAGTTCAAGTGGTTGATACTATATTAGAAACTCAATTTAATTCCTCATCTACAGGCTTTGTTGATTATATATATCAATGCACTAAACCCTATAAAACTTTGCCCGAAAGCGAGCTTGTGCGAGTTTACGATAAAGTTCCTGTTAAAGCTTTTTCACAAGAAGTTTCGGGAAATAGAGTTATTTATGGTAATTTTCAAAACAAACATACCCCTCCCGCACAATTGAATTATAGAATAGGAGCTTTTGATAAAGGTCCTTTTAATTTAATTGCAAATAATTCTACGGAAAATACAACAAGCAGAGTAGAATATCCTAATAGCACCATTAAACAAAATAGAAACTACCAAGTTGGAGTAGTTTTATCAGATCGTTACGGTAGAACTTCAACAACAATTCTTTCTACAGTACCCGAAAGTGATACGGCAGAAATTAATGCTGGATTTTTAAATTCTACATATTATAATCCTTATAGATTAGCAGGCGATACGCCCGTTGCCAGTTGGCCCGGAGACGCTCTAAAAATACTTTTTGAATCTCCTATAGAATCAAACAAAAGCCAAATTTTAGGTACTCCTGGATTATTTACTGGAAGTATTGGAGATAGTAATTATAATGTGCTGGGCTGGTATAGCTATAAGATTGTAGTAAAGCAATTTGAGCAAGAATATTATAATGTATATTTACCTAGCACTCTAAATGCATACCCCGGTGGTGTTTCTCCTGATGGAGATGAAGTTAATAATACGGCTTTTGTAGTTTTAATAAATGATAATATTAATAAAGTTCCTAGAGATTTGTCTGAAGTAGGACCCGAGCAAAAACAATATAGGAGTTCTGTACAACTTTTTGGTCGAGTTACCCCAGATTCAGCTGGTCCACCAACTTTTAATAAACAATTTTTTCCGGGTAGCATTTCAAGTACAGTAAATACAATTGCTGAACAAAATTTTGTTTTAGGTACTGACACTGCAGATTATGAAGATATATATCAAACTAAATCAAATCCTTATTTAGCTAGAATTACCCAGTCTGTAGGCACAGACGGTGTTTATATGGGCAGTGCTTCCTATACCACTGTACCGGCAAATTATACTTATCCTTTAGCTGTATATGAAACTGACCCTGTTATTTCAAGGTTAGATATATACTATGAAACCTCTTCTAGCGGACTAATATCGCAACTTAATAATGCTATTAATACTGGCACTAATAATGTTTCAGATTTAAATAACGATGTAATAACAGGTTTTACAGAAGCTTCCCCTATTGGGACAGCAGTTACTGATAAATGGGCGCCTATCACAACAGTATCTGTTGGCGCACCATTTAACGGAACTTCAACAGTTAATATAACAAGAGTTTTAAATGGCAATGGAGAATCATTTACTCCAGTTTCAGGATATTTTGCAATAGAAACTGTGCCATCAACAACAACTCCCTATGATCCTACAGTACCTACTTCATACGATAGATACTTTATAAAAACATCTAAAGAATTTTATTATGGCCTTGAGGCCGATGTATTAGAAAAATATTTTGTATATGTTTCTATAACGCCCGATGGAGCAGCAACAACAGAAAAAGAATTTATTTTACCGTTGCAAAATCAACCACCTACTATTACTAAAATTGCTTTAACAAATGGAACGGAAGTTGAGCCATTACCCACTCCTTATACTTTGCAAAAAGCAGGTGGGGATACAGGAACTCTTGCTACTTTTTATGGTAAAAATGGTACAATAATAACTAATTTAGAAAATGAAAATCTTACATGGTCTATAATAGCTCCTGTGGATCAAACAATATTTGAAATATCTACTGTAAATAATACTGGAGTTTTATCTACACAGCAAGATTTATCAGGGCCCTATTCTTTAACTATTAGAGTTACAGATGCTGGAGGTTTAACCGCAGATACAGTAGTTAATGCTGTATTTGGCGAAACAAGTATTAATCCTGGATTTGGCGAAGCATCAGGAATTTCAATGTCTGGGCAAGGCGGAATGTCTGGCGCTTTATATTTTGTAGATGATTTATTAAATGCGGCAGGTTCACGCCCGTTACCCGCTGTATCAAATACAAGTAATAACGATATACGTTCTCCATTTACAGAATTAGACTTAGGAACTGACGCGCCCGCTACTACTGTTACAGCAAGCAAAGTAGTTGATAATTGCACTTCTTTTACAATGTTTAACACTAATACTAATGCTTTTTCGTTTGCTCCTACAACACAGTCTTTAAGTCAGTCGGATGGAGGCTTATCCCAAGGAACAGCATTTCTTGCTATAAATATAAACTTTAATCAATTGCCTTTTGGCTTTGCAAATCAAGCTGCAACAGATTTTCCTTTCTTAACATATCCTATTTATCTTCAATATAGAACATCGGGAGGGGGCAATAATTGGCAAACAGCTCGTGATATTGAAGGAAAACTTATACAATTTGGAGGTTCTCAACAAAATAGGCGAGAATGGCCAAGCGGGGATTTTAATAATGATATTAAAGGCAAAGGGGTAATACATAGTAGTATTGCTGCAGATTTTCAATTTAATTTTTCTGAAGTAAATAATTACCCTTTAAATTTTGGCGCTAGTATTGATGATAATGATTGTTTACAAGTAGCTAATTTTGCTAAAGCAGCCTCCGACTCGCCTGATCAAAATACAATAGCAAGAAAGGTTTTTGCTTTTGGCAAAACACCTAACTCTGGAGCAGGGGTATTAGATTATTTTGGAGATTATAGATTAATAGTAAGATACCCGTGGGGATTAAGTACGTATAGCCAAGGCTCACCTGAAGCTATAGTAGTAGGCTATGGAGCAAATAACTGCCCCGATAGCTCCTTTAGCTCTTATTTAGGCCCTATGACAGCAACGGTAGATTTTGGAGATTTTTATTATCCAGCTAAATATGGAGGATCAAATATATATGCCTATGAATATAGAATAAGCTCTACACACGCTAACACAGCCGATGCTGCTTCAGCTTTGCAACCTAGTAAAGCGATTTTTGCAAGAGAATGGCATATGAAATATGTTACGCAATTTTATACAAATATAGAATTAACCGAAAAATTTAATCCTATAGCTTATGGAGATGGAATTGGATGGTATTGTTATATGCCTTCAGGCGATAGCAACACTGTAAATGCTAAATACGGAACAGATTATTCTAATACAAGTCGCAACGTAAGCGCGCCAGCCTCAGTATCACCCGCTACATCTAGAAAGTGGGTTGCATATTTTAATGGAACAGGCCATAAGGATACTACTGTAGGCTCTTTTGCTAATTATTTCTAAAGTAATTCTATATATAAATAAGTAATAATAAATTATGCCAGCAACTATAGAAGTAAAATATTTTAATAGCTTTGTTTTAAAAAAAGTTTTAAGTTCTAGTTCCGCTCCAGTTTGGAATGGATCATTCGGTATACCTGAAACTTTAGGTGGTTATAATCAAGGTAATGCAGAAGCTTCTGATAGCACAATTATTAATAAAAATTGGACTATTGAAGAATCTAGAATTAGAGGCGGCTACAATAATACATCTGTTAGCTTGGGACCTCGAGCTTATTTAATAGAAGACGAACCTAATGCTAGCTTTAGAGTTAATTCTTTAATATATTCGGGCATATTTAACTCTACAACAGGTATAAACAATACTAATGTGTTTAGTGTAGGAACTGACATTACAAGAAGTTTAAATCCGGCTTATGGATCAATTCAAAAGCTGTATGCTCAGGATTACTATTTAACTATATTTCAGGAAAACAAAGTTAGTAGAGCGCCTATAAATAAAAATATTATTTATTCAGCAGAAGGAAATCCTACAGTAACAACCAGTAATATGGTTATAGGAGATCCCCAAGCCTATGCAGGTAATTTTGGTATTAGTAGAAATCCTGAAAGTCATGCCGTATACGGATTTAGACAATACTTTGTAGATAAAGATAGGAATGCTGTTTTAAGATTATCTAATAATGGTTTAGAAGAAATACAGCGCTATGGCATGTATGATTTTTTTAGGGACAAGCTAAGCGCTTTAGATGATCCAACTCCTGTAAATGAATCAGAGCGTACCGGTAAAGCTATAGGTATGTGGGATATATACAATAAACAATACGTTGTTTCTTTACAGCCTCCTGTTCGGGTGCCTTTTGCTATAAACGCATTAGGTAATGTTGAGACAAATACTTATTTTACCCTATCTTTCGATGATAATATAAATGGCTGGAATAGCTTTTTTAATTATAAACCAGGTTGGGGATTTAGTTTAAAAAATTATTTTTATACTGTAGATAATGGTACAAATACTGTTAAGCAGGCTTCTTTATACAGACATAATAGTATGAATGTAAATAGAGGTAATTTTTATGGTGTAAATAATAAATCAAGCGTTACCTTTATATTTAACCCAAGAGTTAGTTCATCTAAAGTATTTAAAACTATTAATTACGAGGGAAGTAATGGATGGCAAGTTGATAGCTTTGTTTCTGATTTTACAGGAATTGGTTCGGTAGATACAAATTTTGCTAATTTTAATACAACAAACACGCAAGATACAAGTACTTTAATATATAGTTACAATGAAGGTGCTTATGATAATTATGGAAATCAATACCCTTCGGTTTTAATACCGCCGTTAAATAGAGCAGGGTTCAATAGGAAAGAAAATAAATATATGGCAAACTTAATTAACAACAGCGCCGATGCTGTTGGGGAAGTAAGGTTTGGTAAGCAAATGACTGGTATTAAAGGGTATTTTTCAATAATAACAATGTCTACCGATTCTGTTACTGATTATGGCAAAACAAAAGAATTATTTGCTGTATCTTCGGAGTATGTAGGATCAAGCTATTAAATTATATGAAATTAATAAAAACTAAAAACGATAATATTATAATGCACAACAATGGCGGCATTGTTGATTGTAAAAATATTATACCGGTTACTCATGAATTCGCTGACCAAATATATTTAAGAAAAATGGTTATGCAAAAAAATCAAATAGTAGTCGGGGCAGAGCATAAGCATGAACACGTATGGTTTTTATTATCAGGTAAAGTGTTAATTAAAGAAAGTGATGAAACAATTATTCACGAAGCGCCTTGTTATACAATTTCAAAACCAGGTGCTAAAAGAACAATTATAGCATTAGAAGAATCTATTTTTATGAATGTACATAAAAATCCAGATAACACTAAAGATATTAAAGAATTAGAAAATCAAATAGTAAAATTATGACTTTTATAGTAGGATCGCTTATTGGAGCAGGTGCTGGGCTGTTAGGAACTTTCGGGACGGCAGCAATAGCATCAAACCAACAAAAACAAGCAGCAAAAGGAGCTAGGCGCGAAGCAAGAAGACTTCAGGGCGATATTACTCGTTTAGAAGAAAAGCGTAATAGAGAAAATCCCATAATAAATCCATATGCCGGGGCAGAGGATTTATCTTCTATGATAGAAGACTTATCTGGTATGCTAAGTAATCCTTTTGAAAATTTAGGTGTTGCTACTAAAGCAGCAGAGATACAAATGGAGCAAACTGATATTGCTTTAGCTAATACTTTAGATTTATTAGCTGCAACTGGTGCAAGTGCGGGTGGAGCTACGGCATTAGCACAAGCCGCCGCAAGAGGTAAGCAGGGTGTTGCCGCTAACATAGAGGCACAGGAAGCACAGAACGAAAAACTTAGAGCGCAAGGAGAGGCGCAACTTAATCAACAAAAAATGGCTGAAGCCACCAGAGTGCAGAGCGCTTTATTTGGTGAAGCTACGAGACAACAACAAATAGAAGCGGAAGGCGAGTTGTTTATGTATAAAGAAAAAGATAATAGATTTTTAGAACAGCTTGACCGTAAACAAGCTCAATTAACCGGCCAACAACAAGTTCAAGCTCAAAGAAACGCAGACGCGGCTTCTATAATGGGTGCAGGAATTAAAGCAGGCGGACAAGTTATTGGTTCTACAGTCACTGCATTAGCGGGTAATTTAGGCACTAGTAATAATCCTAAAATTAATAAAAGAATAGACTTAAAAACGGCTTACGTTTAAAAATATAATTATGGCAAGTACATATAGAAGTCCAGAAACGGTAGTAGTATCAGAAGCAGCACCAATAGTAGATGCTATAAATAGTCTTAGTAGCACGTTTTTAAAAACGGCGGGTAATATAAAAGCAATTAAAGACAAAAAAGTAAAACAAGCTCAGGAGTTTAATCAAAGGCTTATAAAAGATATTAGCATTGATCCTACCACTTTTTATAAAGCTTTAGGCGAAAGCAATGCCAATAGAGCGCTTTTTGATCAAGTTAACAATCTAATGGATGATAATGCTAAATTACAGTTAGACATTGAGGCTGGCTTGTATTCTCAATCAGATTACAGAGGCTTAATGGCTAGTAAAAATAAAACTATCGCGGAACTTTCCCAATTAGTTGGTTTAGCTGAAAGCGAAAAAACATCATCAGCCTCATGGGTAGAAAACGCTGAAGACCGAGTTAATAACTTAACTAATCAGGGTGGCGATTCTTTAGTGGGTAATACAGAATATATAAATGCAAAAAATATTTTTTCTAAAATGAGCAAAGGCTCTGTAGAAAGAGTTTTTAAAGATAATGTAATGTATTATAAAATACAAGGGGATGGGCTAGATAAGCCTTATGAAATTCCCGCTACGGGCTTTTTATCTAAACAATTATTTAAAGTGCCTAATTTTGATAAAGAATATAAAGATATGCTAATTCAAAAAGGTATACTTACATCTACCGGCGCTAAAACAGAGTATTTTAAAAATATGAGTGCAGCTGAGTTTGAGCGAGATATTGGCGAAATTATTGATGCAAAAGTTTTGGGTGCAATAAAAGATAGAAGGGTAGCTAATAGCATGTTCATTGAAATATTCGGCGGCGAAGGTGATCCTTTTAAACAATACGGTGGTGGTGATGAAAAGCACATTGCGGGGAGCACTATAAGTAATGCAGACGCTGAACGACTTAGAGAAGCTATGTTTAAGTATGCAATGAATATTACGCCTGCATGGAAAGCTAAAGCTCCTAAAGAATTAACTCCTACTCAAATTAAAGACTTAAAAACGCAAAAAGATTTTAATAATGTTGTTAAATCTTGGGAAGATAAATTTATAAGAACAATGGGAGAGTTTGAAGGAGCATTCAATCCTGAAGGCAATGTAATAACGGGTGAATTAAATATTTTTAATGAAGTTACAGATGATGATGGCAAACCGGCTCAAGAATTGCGCCCGGAGTTTATAAGAGCTCTTTCATTTCTTGATGGCATAACCGTTAAAGGCACAAACCAGAACGAAGCAAGAATTTCGGGCGGGGGATTAAAAGATGATTTTACAGTTATTCAAGGACAACCAATAAGTATTTTTGTTGAAAATTTGCATAGAAGAATTTTTGGTCAAAATAAAAGCTTATATAATCCAGAAAGTGCTGAGAACTTCGCTTATCAATTTAAACTTAATAAAAATGACCTCAAAAAAGGTACAAATTTAAAGACAAAAAAATAATTAATTAAATCATGGCAAATTATATTTTTGAAAACACTTCTTTTACTACAGATGAATTAACTGCTGTTGCGGATGAAGCTGGTATAACTCTTGATGAGCTATTTGAAAAAAACCCCGGTATAAAAGAAACAGATCCCGATCCCGACGAAGAGGGAAAGGAAACCCCTTCACAGGAGACAGTGGATGCAACTGTGGAGGTAGACGATACGGCATCCAAATCGGAAGATTTTTTATCGGTATTTCAAAGAACTAGCGCAAGAAAAAAAACTAGGCAAAAAGATTTAGCAAAAATTATTAAAGAGCCTAAACCTGTAAAGCAATTTAAATCAGAAGATTTTGAAGATGATTCTTTTATAGATCCTAAATTTAAATTAGCTACAGAAGGAGATCTTTTTGTAAAAGATGCTCAAAGAAAAAAAGAAATAGAAAATATAATAGAAGAGTCAATAGACACCGAAATAGCTTCTCAGTTTGAAACTGAATTAAATCAAATTGAAAAAAGAAATCCTAATATTAACGAAGCTGTATTACAAATAAGCAAAGATACAGGCGGAGTAGGAGACATTACTACACTTTTTGATTTTAAAGCCGCAGCTAGCCAAGAAGCTTCTGAAAAATTAGATTTATCTATAGAAACCAAAGGCGCTATAATAGATGTATTACAAGAAAAAAATATTCCAATTGAAAAAGCCGCACAAGGAAGATTAACTTTAGAAGAAAAAGAAGATATTATTACTAATGCTAAAAATATCGTATTAAACAAAAGCTTAGAAAATAAAATACAAAATTTTACTGAAACTTTTTCTGAAGAGTATAGTGCAGGATTAGAAAAATTACAATATTTAAATAATCAAATAGATTTATTATCTGGAGGAGATATGCAAATGGATGCTTTAGATTCTCCAAATAGAATTGAAAAATATAATAATACTGTAAAAGAATATAATAATTTATACAATACACTAAAACAAAGTGAAGAAAATTTTCAATCTGGCATAGAAGATTTACAAGCTAAATATACTGTAGATCGCGGAGAAATATTTGTAAAAAATTTTAAAAAGTCTATAGAAAAAGAAAAAGCAGCAGAAGATTTACCGGGGGGAGCTACAACAAATGCGCTATTTACATTGTTAAATGAAACTTATAGTATTGTAAAAAAAGGCTCTGTTGCTTTACCTCAATTTTTAATTAAAGGGGCGGCAAATTTTGCAGATGTTATTACGAATAAAGAAGAGTATAGTATGTTTGATGCTTTTGCCGATCAACTAGGAGTTGAAGCAAGTCGAGGATTAGGTTTGCCTCAGTCAGATAAATATAAGCTTGTTGATGATGAAGGTAATTTTAACGTTACTTACGGAAATGTTGTAAATAACATTGCAGAAACTTTACCATTTTCATTATATATACTTTTTGAAGCAGGGAGGGGTGATTTTAAAAATGCTAAAAAATTATTAAGTAGCGGTTATAGCAAAGCGG